AGCTACTTCTCCAGAAACTAAAGAAATTATGGAAAAGAAAGAAGAACAAGAAGAAGAGGCAGCATTACAACAAAAAGCAAGTGAAGAAAATATTATTATGGCAGCAATACAAAAAATGGCTGGTGATCGAAATCTTGCTATGGAAAGCGGTGGATTAATGGGCATGGCTGCAGGTGGTTTTGTTGGACAAGTACCGGGAGAAGGACATGGCATGGAAGATAATGTTTATATGCCAATAATACAAAGACAAGAAGGAAAACAGGTAGGTACACTTGCTGTTAGTCCTGATGAATACGTAGTTGATGCTCATACAATGTCAGCACTTGGTAATGGAAGTGCGGATGCAGGAGCAAAAGTTATGGATCAAGTAGTAGAAGGTGTACGAGAAAAAGCATTTGGTACAGATAAACAACCAAATCAAATTAATGGATTGGCAGCACTTAGACCAATGATTGAAAGGGCATAACAATGAGTTTTTTATCATCACTATTTGGATATTCAGATAAACCAGCAACACAAACAAAAGTATCTTATATCCCTCCTGAATTAAAAAAGTATGTTGAGCAGGTTTTAGGAGATACTCAAGCTTTGTATGAACAACGTATGGGAGAAGGTTATATACCTTATACTGGACAGACTATTGCTGGCTTTACTCCTGAACAACTTCAGTCTCAAGAAGGTTTAAAAGCTCTTGTAGGTTCGCAACGTCCTTATCAAGATGAAGCTCTTAGAATAATGAGAGGTGGTGCTGAACAATTTACTGCAGATACAGCTAAAAAATTTATGTCTCCTTATCAAAGGGCAGTTATAGATGAAGAAAAAGAACAAGCTCAACGTCAGTATGAAAGAACTCAACGTCCTAAATTTGAAAAAGATGCTGTAGCTGCAGGTGGAATGTCTGGTCTTGGTACAAGGGCTGCTGTAGAATCTGCTGAAAGAGAAGCAGGACAACAAAGATTATTGGCTGGTATAGAAACCAAGGGACTTCAAAAAGCTTATGAAGATGCTCAAAATCAATTTAAAAGTCAAAAAGAAAGAGAACGTCTTTTGGCTTCAGATATTTCACAAACAGGTCAAAATATATTTAGTGCTGGTCTTGCTGAACAAGGACTTCTTCAAGGTATAGGAGAAGAAAAAAGAGATATGCAACAAGCAGGTTTAGATGAAGCTCTTTATAAATGGAAACAACAACAACAATTTCCTGAAGAACAACTTGCTCGTTATATGACTTCTATTTATGGTAATCCTATGTTAGCACAGCCTAACTATACTACTACAAAAACACCTCAACAAGCTTCTATGGGTAAAAGTTTATTAGGTCTAGGTCTTGCTGGTTATCAAGCAGGTGGTGGTTTTAGTAAAGGTGGTTTCAGTCTTCCTAATTGGCTTAAACCTAAAGCAGCAGCAGGTGGTGGTCAAGTAGGAGGACTTAGTACACTATATAGACAAACTGGTGGACAGGCTAATCCAAGTATATATGGTGGTTATAATTTAGCTGCATTACAACAAATGGATGATGGTGAAGAACAAGAATTTCAAACTGGACAAACAGCAACTTTTAAAAGAGATCCTCAAGATTTTAAAGATGCACGTATAGCAGCAGGAGTAGAACCACCAGTACAACCAACAAAAAAAGATATAGCTGTAACTGAAGTAGTAGAAGGTTTCGGAGGAACAACTGCTGTAGAAAATATGTTTAACAAAGTAAAAAGTAAAGCAGCAGCAAAAGGAGATAAGTTACCTCCAGAGTTTACTCGTAAATCTGTAGCTGAATTAGTTGCAGAAATTAGAGGTACTAAAGGTGATGCAATATTAGCAGGTCTAGCTGCTTATCTAAAACCATTTGGTACACCTGCTGATATACCGGGAGCCATGCTTGCAGCAGATAGAAAAGCACAAATAGATGCTGCTAAAGAAGAATTAAAGATGACTTCTGAAGAAGAAAAAGCTGAAGCTAAAATAAGAGCAGCCCTAGCTAAAGCTAGAGGAACTAAATATAAAGCATCTGAAACTAGAAAAACTTGGGAAAAAATAGCTCAAAGTTCAAAAATTTTTACTTTCGGACCTAAAGGTAATATTATTAATATAGATACAAGTCAATTTGGCAAAGACGTAGATGTTAAAAAAATTATATCGGCACTAAATAAGATATTACCAGAAGCTCAAAGAATAGGAAGAAATACACAAGATCAACAAAAAGCTAGTGAGTATATAGTAAACGAATTTGATAGATTATTAAAAGAAGGTGTAAGTGGAACTAAATCTCCATCATCAAAAATACGTACAAGTAAAGATGGTAAAAAATGGAAACAAGTTCAATTTCCTAACGGAAAATATGGATATGTTCCAGCTAATTAAAGTATTAATATGGCAAATATAGATACAACACAAATGAAATATGATCCTGCTGAACAAGCAAGGATTGAAGCAAGTTTTATTGATAACGATAAACAAGTAAATATTGAATCAAATTATAAGTATGATCCTGCTGAACAAGCAAGGATTGAAGCAAGTTTTATTGACAGTGATGAAGAGTCTCCAAGTTTTACTATGGATGCTTTAGATACAAAGCAAGATTGGATTCAACAATCTAAAGCAGTATATAAACATGAAAATCAAAAAGACTTTGAAGGCACTGATAAAGAAGCTGCTGAATGGTTTAAAGATAGACACTCTGCTCTTAATAATAATTTAACTAACTTAGGAATGACAGCTTTATCTGCTAAAGATATGCCTGATGAAGTTAAAAATGCTTGGTTAAAATCATTAGAAACTTATGAAAATACTGATAGTGATTTATTTACATTTGGAAGGGCTGTAAAAAATACATTTAAAGATCCTCTTACTTATGCAACTGCTACTGCTGGTGTAGGTGTTGGAGGAGTAGCTAAAATACTAGGAACAAAAGGAGCAGCAAAACTTGGTATAGATAAATTAAAACGATATTTAACACGTTTTAATTTTAAAGAACAAGTTAATCAAGAATTAACTAAAAAAGTAGGTAAAAAAGCTACTGAAGAATTTATAAAAAAAGGTGCAAGTCCTACTGTTACTAAAGAAGTTTTAAAAGGAGCTAGAAAAAAAGCTGCTAAAGATATTGGTTCACTACAATTAAAGACAGGTGCAGCAGCAGGTGCTGGTTGGGGCGGTGGTTTTAATATTGCAGAACAAGCTTTAAGAGTAGAAGTAGATCCTGAAAAAGATGAAATAGATGCAGGAGAAGCTGCTTTAGCTACTATCCTTGGTGCAGGTCTTATGGGGGCTGCAGGTAAATACTTACCTAAAGCTACAGAAAAAATTGCAAGAAATAGAGCAATAAGAAAAGCTGAAGCAACAGAAGCGTCTAAACAAGCAGGTAAAAAAACAGATGATTTTATAGATGATGCAATTGATAGAGATGATAATGATAATTCTTTTCGACAAACGGCTACATCAAGAGCGCAACTTGCAGCCGATGCTTTAAATCTTAATGGTAATATAAAACTTAATATTGGAAGAACTTTAACAAAACCTCAAATAAAAAATATTAAAGAGATTTACAGTAATAAAGGTATAGAACTAGATACATATGATAATGGTAAAACTTTTGTAGGTAGAAGACTTCGTGATGTTGGTGATGATCCTAACTTAGATGCTAGTATTCCTCCAGATAGAAAATTTGGTGAAGAAAAATTAGCTAAATTTAAAAGAAGGGTTTATGATGACAGTGGTTTAGGAAATGCTTTTAAAAGAGTAAGACAACAATTTGATAGAGTAACCGCACAAACTGAAAAAAATATTCAAAGAAGATTTCAAAGATTAACAAAAGCTATACAAAAAGATTATGGTGTTAAAGATATTAATGATATTGGACCTGATGAATTAAAAAATCTTAATAGATATTTAGAAGGAGATCAAGGAGTACTTCAATCTTTAAAAGCCAGAGGTTTTAATAATGTCATTAAAGAAATAGATGGCATGAGAGAAAATATAAAAGATCTTCAACAAAAATTATTAGACAAAGGTGTTATTAAAGACAATAAAGAAGGTCAATTATTAAGAGCAAAGATAGAAACATCTATGGATAAAAAAGGTGAGTTATATCTTACCAGACAATATGAAATTTTTGATAATCCAAATTGGAAATCTGAATTAGCTAAGTCACCTGAAGGAACAGAAATAATTAAAAATGCTAAACAATTTTTAAGAGATGATTATAAAGCAAGAGTTGGAGAAGATTATTATAGAAATAACAGAGCAAGAATTGAAAATACAGTTGATGAAGATTTATTAAATCTTCTTACAGTAAATAATGAAGAAGATATATTACAAGTATTCCAAAGTGTTAATACAAGATTTAAAAATCCTTCTAAAATATTAACGGAAAGAGGAACAGTTCCTGAACAACTTAGATTATTATTAGGAGAATATAAAGATCCATTTACAAATTATGCAAATACTATAGGCAAAGTTTTTCAAACTATTGAAACACATAATTATGAAAGAAAAATAGCTCAATTAATTAACAAAGGAAAAATAAAAGGAGTAAGAGAAGGTTCTCCTTTAGGAACAGAATCTGTACCTTTAAGATCTACACTTATTAGGAATGTTGAAGATAAAAATATTGAACAACAAGTAAGAGATTTAAAAAAACTTATAGATAATGAAAATTTATCAGATCAAGAGATTAGTGATCGATTTAAACAAATGGCAGAAAAAGAGCCAGCAATAAGCAGACCTCTTGATGAAGGAGATTTTTATGCTTATAAAGAAGTTGCTGATGCTATTGCTCAAGGTAATGAAGTTAGACCTATAGCAACTAGATGGATAGGTGAGCTTGTAAGATTACAAAGTTATACACGAGCAGCTAAAACTGTTTATAGTCCTGCTGCTACGGCTCGTAACTTTTTAGGTTCAGCAATGATGGCTTTGGGTGCTGGGTATATAAGTCCTAAAAAAATTGCAGGTATAAAACAAGTTGCAAAAGGATTAAGTAAATTATCAGATGATGATCTACGTGCTGAAATGGAAAAAGGTATTCGTCTTGGATATATACAATCTGGTGTAGATTTAAATTCTTTTAGAGGAGCTTTAAATGATGCTGGAGATGTTAAATTTTGGAAGCTTGAATCTCCTTTATATAAGGGTGGTAAAAAATTAAAAAATCAAGCACTAAAATATAATACATCTGTTATTAAATTATATCAATCAATGGATGATATGTGGAAACAAGTAGGTTTTCTAAATGAAAGAGATATGCAACGACAAGTTTTATTAGATACTCTTCCTGTAGATAAAAGTCCTGATGATATAGTAGATAGTTTTTTAAGTGCTGATGGTAAAAGAGTTAATATAACTAGATTAGATGTTGTTGCAGCTAATAAAGTAGCTGATCACATGCAAAACTATGCTAATGTTCCTCAATTTGTAAAGTATGCTAGAAGACTACCTTTTGCTGACTTTTTAGCGTTTCAAACAGAACTAGCAAGGACAACTAAAAATATTATTACAGGTGCCTTTAGAGATGTTAAAGAAGGCCAGCAATTAATGCGAAAAGGTGAGGAAGCATTTGATAGTGATGGAGTAGCAACTGGTTTATTAAAAGGTCAAAGACAATTTTTAAATGGTGTTAAAAGATTAGGAACTATAAGTGTTGCTATCTCATCAGTACCTGTTATATCAAAAACATCTTCTTGGATGGCGGGATTAGATGAAAGAGCTATAGACCCTACTACAGAGGAACCTTTACCTTATACAGTAAGAGAAGGTATTGAAGGAATAGCCAACGCTGATTGGGAAACAGGTTCTAATTTTATTTATTTTGGTGATCCTAAAAATCCTAAAAACCCATTAAGAGGAAGAAGACTTAACTTGAGTTATCTTAATCCTTGGGCTACAGGAACTGATGCTATGACAGCAGCCTTTAGAGCTTTTGATAGAGGAGAAGATGTTGATGGTGCTGTATCTGATGCAGTAGGAGAAGCACTTATTAAACCAATTGCAGGTATTCTTGGACCTTCAATGGCTGCTGATATTGTTGCAAAAACATTATATCAAAAAGTAGATGAATTTGGAAAACCTTTATATGATGATAATGATCCAATGCAAAAAAAAGTTGGTGCTATACTTACTCAAACAGCAAAAGCATTTGAACCGGGAATAAGTAAAGCAATTAGAGATATAAGCATGTCTTTAGAAAATCCTGCTAGTGTTAAAGCTCAAACATATGGAACAGCAGAGCCTGATATGTTTGGTTTAACAGAAGCTTTATTACCTGAACAAAGAAAAAGATCAGGAGTTCGTAGTGGTAAAACAGGTCGGCGTTACTATGCTCAAGATCAATTAACAGGACTCTTTGGTATTAAACCACAAACATATAATTTAAAAACTGAACTAGCATTAAAACTAAGATTATTTAAAAAAGAATTAGGAGATAGTAATAAACCATTTAAAAATGTTTATCAAGATAGATCAATTAGAACACCACAAGAATATGTAGATGCTTATCGGGAATCATTAGATCGTAGTTATAATACATCAACAAAAGTATATGATTTAATAACCAAAGCCAAGAGTGCTGGATTTACTAATACTGATATTTATAAAGCTATGACTGATGGTGGTTTATTTTCTAAGCGATATGATAAAAATATATTTAAAAATGTTGCAGAGAAAGGAATTTTTATACCAAAAGAACCTAATTATGAAGATATGTTTAAGTGGGCTAGAAGCACAAAAAAAATGACAGGTGTAGAAGCTCCTGTAAATGATATTTATCAACAATTAATGCAAGTCTATAATTCATATATAGGTAAAAAAACAGGTGATAGAGAAGTAGATATTAAATCAGATTTTAAATATGATCCTGCTGAACAAGCAAGGATTGAAGCAAGTTTTATTGATTAGGAGAATAATAATGGATGGTTCAAGCCACATGATATGGAATGCTATACTGAGTCTTGCGTGTGGCTCGTTTATATGGTGGATGCGAGGTATTAATGTGAAGATAGAAGAGAATAGAAAACTGGTAAGCAGAACCAGAGAGGAAATAGCAAAAGACTACGCACTCAAAGAAGAGGTTGATAAAGACCTTGATAAAATCATGAGCCGCTTTGATCGTGTGGAAAGTAAACTAGATAACTTAATGGAGAGAATAATAAAGTAATGTCTATCAACTCACAATTCTTTACAAGGAAAGAACTAGCTTGTAGAGGCACTGAAGAGTGTGAGATGAACGAAGAGTTCATGTCGAAACTAGAACAACTAAGAATAAAGTTTAATGAACCAATGATTATTACATCAGGATATAGACATCCTGCACATAACATAGTAATAGGTGGTGCAAGAAATTCAGCACATATACAAGGCAGGGCTGTTGATGTTCTGGTTATGGGTAGACCAGCACTTAGATTAGTACGTCTAGCCTTAGAGTGTGGTATGACAGGCATAGGTGTAGCACAAAGAGGACCAGATAGTAAAAGGTTCATACATATTGATGACCTAGAAAATAGCCAAGAGAATCCTAGACCGTGGATATGGAGCTATAAGTAATGTTACTAGAATTTTTATTATGTACAGTAGGATTTGCGGCTGTTTGTTGGTTTGCTTATTGCTTAACAAAGGATGAATAGATGGATAACATTAAATTAAACTATGCTTTAATCTTTGCTATGATCCTTCAAGCTATAGGATTGATATGGTATGTCTCCAAGCTGGATAGCAAAGTAGAAACAGTATACAAGTTCTATGAACAGGAGTCACAAAAGTCTGTTGTTGTGACACAGGCCAAGATGCAATTTGATTTGGAACGTGTCATAAAAGAAATGGAAGATATTAAGAAAGAACTTCAACAAGGCAGAGATAAATCAAAAACAATAATAAAACAGCATGATAGAATATTTAAGATGTTAAAGCCAAAAAAAGGTAGCCGATCTCCAAGACAGTACGGATATTAGAAAAAAACAGGCCCGTAGAGCCTCACTGAGTAGCCTTCTAGGGTAGTTTGTAACCTGTCCTACCCCAGAGGTATCAATGTTGCTGTACGGGCCTTCTACCCCACCTACTGTGGATTTAGGCTATTCAGCCATGATAAGGTTTACTTCCTCTGTTATCCACCCATTTTCTAGGAATATCTTCTTCTTCATGTTCGAAGATATGCTTACTATTCCAGATAGCAGAAGAAAAACTAGTAAAAATTCCATAGCCTTTACTTCTTAAATGGCAGTACCATTTATAAATCATACTACTTCTCATCTTCTTCTGGTATATCTTTCATAAAGTCACACTTATCTAATAAAGAAAAAACTTTATTAGCACCTAAAATATTTAAACATTGTACTATACCTTCTTCTAAAGACTTTTCATCAAGCCCACCTTCTATATCAGAGTTGTTACCTCTAATCCTAGATAATAATTCTAGGGCTTTAAGTGCGCTATTGGTATGACCATTATTTCTAGCTACGGTATATTGATTTTCTATTTCTGAAATAACATCTACATTAGTTTCAAGTTCACTCTCTAGTTCTCTGACACGTTCAGCTACTTCTTCATTGTTAATAAGTCTATAGCCTTGATTGGCTGCTGATGCTGCTGCATATCCTGCAGCCCTTGCAGCCTCAGTTGCATTCCTATGTAGAATATAGGACTGTGCAAACTTTTCTTGTTTCTCATTAAGAGCCATCAACGATGCTTCAGATTATTTCTGTGTGTACCATTTCTTTTCTCAAAGGTACGCATACCACCAAGTCCTAATAATGCAAGTGTCAAGGACATCAAGCCTTCAGTCTCAATATCTGGTAGTGGTATTGCCTGTCCTGTCACTGCTATATACCATGCAGCTATAGGTAGAAATACGAACTGCCACCCTAAACCAAAGGCACATATCCACATGATGCTGGGCCTAGCCCCTGCAACAAAAAGGCTAGGATGTTTTGCCTGTTCTTTATTAACATCTATCTGAGCAAGGTTGGCATCAGCATATGCCTTACGTAGCTCAAAGTCTAACTTAGCTTTCAGGTCTTTGTCTGCTACAAACTTATCAAGTACCTTACCTGCTACTCCTACTATTGAATCTGCTATTCCTAATACCATTAGTCTTCTCCCATTAAAACTGTACCCTTCTCATCTTTCTGAGTCAGGGGTATAATATTTATACGCTTATGAATTTTATAACCTTCTGTTACTAAATTTTTATTTTCGTCAAACACATCAAAGAAAACATATACATTTAAATCATGTTTAACTTTAGTTCTTTTATCTACAATTTCAGCAATGAACTGAAGCCAATCACGAGGACTGTGTAATGAGATATGTACATTACTTCCATCTTTAAGTTGTTTCAAGGCTGGCATACAAGCTATATTTAGAAACACCATCTTCGTTGCAAAGTTAATTATCTCTCCTACTACCCATCCAAGATCAGATGTTGGTACATGTTCTAGTACATCAGTAGATATAGCTGCATCATATAACCCCATTGGTAGTTCACTATGCTCTTCATGTGCTGGATCAAATAGAGCATGTTTAGTGAGGTTCCAATACTCAGGTAAAGGTTTATTAAGACTTTTATATAAAGGTTTCTTCTCAGTTACCAGTTCATAATCATCTGTATAGAGAAGCCCCTTACCACAGCCATAGTCAATAAGTGTTCTGCATTCGTTCTTTTCTAAATAGTTCTTAATAATATCAACATACTTTACAAGGCTACGTCCATTGAACATACCTTTTGCTGACTTGTGCATATCCTTGTACTCTTCAAGAAGCTCAGTATACCTAGCTGATGGAGAATACCTATTGAAAAATGCATTGGAATCAATCATAATAACCCTCAAATTGTGGACGTTTTTCTTTCTCTTCTTTGATACGCCATAGGTCAGACACCATAGTATCTTCTCCATGAAATGTCAAGACACCTTGAAGACCTTCATCAGAGAATATCTTCTCACAGTCTTGAGCCATAGCCAGAAGCTCACCCGTAGTCCAGTATGTGTTGTTGTCTACTGTTACTTGGAAGTACTTAGGTCTAGGTGTTTCACCACCTTCTAAGTCTCCTGTTGTCTCAGTCATCTGTTCCTTGGTAGGCTCATCCATACAGCAATCAAAACCAAAGAGGTGTATATCCCTAAAGCCCATTGTATGTAGCATACCAATGCTTCTCATGGCAGCACATGTACCACCAGTAATGAGAGTAGCACCCTTGGGTAGACCTAACTCTTCAGTGATCTTAACCTGTTGGTTCTTAATCTCTTTACCTTGCTCTGAGTCATCCCTTAGAGAGTCTGTAAAGGCATGCCACCCCCATACATCACAGTCATTCTCTAAGAGATGCTCAGTAACACTAGGATCAGTCATGGATGCAAGCATGAATTTAGTATCAGGATTTAACTTTTTAAATAATTCCTTACGTACTATACCATGTGTAGAGACACCAGTGATAGGACGTGGATCAAGAATAACACATGCCCAAGGATCAATACCATTTTCCAATAGAGTAGGATAAGAGTGTTTAACACAGACTACCTTGGCATCTTTATTCTTTTTAATAAATTGTTTTAACTTTTTAAAATTAATATAAGGGCCAGCAGAAACTAAGATAGCTTTACCTCTATGAGGAGGATGTTTAATTATAAATTTATTATCAGCCAGTAGCTTCATGTTTGATTTAATATTATTTTTAATATAATCTTTAGGCACACAATCTCTTGGATGTACAACAACAGGTACTCGTTTTAATTCATCAGGACAATCAACAAGTTCTTCATCTGATAGAACTAAACATAGATGAGTATGCCCACCGCCAACAACACTATCACCAGAAGGTAGAATATATTTTCTAGCAGTAGTGGACTCATCGAATACAGTCCAACCATCCTCAGTAGTTTCTTGAGCATCAACCTTCTTCGTGGGTATCTTATCAAAGACGGCTTTAACACCGTGGTATTCTTCTGGTGGAATATTTTCATCGTCATCCTCTGTAAAGAAATGATCCATCACTACGACAGGTACATTTTTTAGTATATTATATTCATGTTCAACAGTTTTAATACTATTACCACTACCTATCATGGCAAGATCAACTGTATCAGAATTGGTTAGAGTATCACGTACATTACCTTTGTGTAGCTCAAATGTAAACTCCTTATCAGAAGTCTTCATTACCTCACTAAACTCTGTTAGCCTTTTGTCAACGGCTGCTAAAGTATTGTGTGGTTTTACATTGAACTCTTCTTCATCTGTCTCTATGGTTGCATCTTCAAATAAATCATATCCAATATAATGAACTTTGTCATGCTTCTCAAAAGCTGCAAGAGACATTTCAATAGCACGACCAGCATTCCATGTCCCTGTTTCCAAGATAGTCTTGGGTTTATATAGGCGTACTATATCAGCAAGCTGCTTATACCTATTGGGCAGTATGTCTGGTGATGTCTCTTCATCTGATAGTTTAAACATACGATTGCCACTGCTGTCACGTAGGGCAATGTTAGTACTACCTTTAAGATGTATAAATAAATCTTGAGCTATTGAATCCTCAGTGCTTACTTCATGCACCCTCATACCATGAGCAGTATAGATAGTCATTAACCTACTCATGATAAAACCATCATACCATTCACGATAGTTTAGAAATTCTCCAGAGATGTAGGAGCCACGTAGATCACCCAACATATCTACTGGTGTCTGTCGTGCCAGATTAAATCCCTGTAGAAAATAATCAGGATCTCCTTCTTTGTCTATGAGGCAAACTACATCACACTTATCACCGTTGATTGGCATGAGCTTATCAATATCATTTACTTGAATGTTCTTCTTGGACATAGCATCAGCATCAATCCAAAACAACCAGCAGTCTTCGTTATTGAAGGCCGCTTCAGTCAATGATATTACTTTAGGAATAAATGTTATTGCATCTATGGAGCGATTGTATATAACACTACCACCCTCAGTACCATCATGAACTTTATTGGCTGCAATACAATCATTAAAGTCTTCTATCTCTTCTAGGTTATGGTAGAAAAGATGCTTGGCTTTAGGAAGAGAATAGTTTTTAATATCTATATCATAGTAATAGCAATGTATTTCTATAGACGGTTCCCAAGTTGTACTCATCAGAGTAAGCAACTGAGATGTCATCTTCTGTAGGTACTCCTCATTAAAACATGTAACAAACTTATACTTCATTAAACAATATCCAATGGTTCTAGTTTACCAGTACCTACTAAGTAGGTGTAATCTCCATTCCATTCCGCAGCATACTTACCATCGGTAGCTCTACTACAAGTCCAATCCTTAAACCAAGGACCACCTGTAGTGAAGTGTACGTTCTTGGCTCTCATGTCTTCTGGTGAATGATTGTCCAACCAGTTCCATTCTTCATGTATTGTACCTATATCAGAGTCTTTGTCAGGCAACCACTCAAAGCCATGTAGCCAACCACCCGGCATTGTATTAACAACTTCAGGAGTAAGCTTCTTATTAAGCTCATGGCTACAGTTGAATAACATCAGGCTAGACCAGTTCTTTCTACGATAGTTCTGCTGCACTCTCCCATCCATTTTAAAACCATCACCGGGTTCATACTGATGCTTGACACAGTAGAGAGGATAGTAATCTGTATTGTACTCTTCAAACAGTTCATTGATATCAGTACGTAGATACATATCACAATCCATGTATAACGCCCAGCCTTCATACATATTCATAGCTGGTACCAAGAACCTAGTGAAACTAAACTCACTGGAGAAAGGCTTGCCATCAATAGTATCAATGTTCTGACCATCAACTGTATCATATGTCCTTGTATACATACCCATACGCTCTACAACATCACGTTTGATAGGTACAACTCGTACATTCTCTACAGCTATTCTCTCAATCGTAAACTTTAAAACTTCATAGGCTGTATGTTCTTTAGGATCATAGCCTATGTAAACTGTATTGGGTGATTTTCTCATTTCTTTGCTTCTTCCTCTAACATATCTTTTTGAATTTCATTCACTCTATCTTCAAGAGTAGAGATAGTTGTACGAATACTTCCTGTACCATGATCTCTAATTTTTTTTCTTAACATTCCTATTTCTTTTAAAATAAAATTCATATGATTAAGTTTACTCTCTAAAGTATCCATGATATTTACCTAGATATAATTAAGTCTGATATTATACAGGACTTTCTAATGGTTTGTCAAGCGTTTTATTTAGTCGATTTAATATTTTATCTACTTCTATTTTAGTAAGCATTCCCCACCCTGCTATTTCTTCTTGAGTTCTACCGCATCCCCTGCATATCATGTATGTACTTTTATTAACAAGAGTACAGTCTGATATACAAGGGGATTTTTCTTTGGCATACCTTCCTTTTCTTAGGTGTTCCAGTAAAGACATATGTACACTCATATCTCGCAAGCTCCAGCAACACAGGCCAACTCTTGTGAGGCAGTTGTCATGTCAATACTTTCCCAATCAGAGAGCTTGTTCCAATCAATATTCTTTGGCATTTTCTTGACAAGTTCTTTGTATTCTTTTTCATCACAGTCTTGATAAGGTGCCTGTTGATAGGTATGCTCACTAAAGGGTAAGAAAGATACACCACTCATATACTCAAAGTGTTTATATACCCATGCACCTACATCAATCCACTCATGTTCTTTGACTGATATAGTGACAGATGGTTTATGTTCACACCAATGCTTTTGATATATAAGCCATAGTTCTAGTTGCTCAATAGCTGTCATATCTGTGCGAAAGACTGCACCTTTCTCTACCTTCATAGGAAAGGAGAAGACAGAAGTATGATCAGGCTTCATAACATCGTTCTCTACAGGGAAGCCATGTTCTATCATCATCTTTGTTAAAGGGTCTTTCTTATCACCTCTTACTGTACGTATGTAGTAAGGGTTATGCCTTGCATGAATACCAGAGGCTGCATCAGTAAGTTGGCTGACTGTACCTGATGGCTTAACACAGGTGACAGCAACAGACTGAGGAATACCAATCTTCTTTGCCCATTCTTTATTTGTAGCTACAGCAATTTCTTTTAACTCTTCCAATAGTTTTGCAAGATCAACTCTATTTAAATACTTGCCATTGGTATGAGCGCAATCCATTATACCTGTAAGAGAAACACCAAGTAATCTTTCTTCTTCGCAGTTCTTCTTCCATGTCTTAGATACATACCTGAAATTAGTTAGTGTTGATTGCAGGGTTCCAAGAATAGCAGCCATGCGTACTTTATCTTTTAAAGTTTCAGGAGTATCATCTGCTCTGACTACAACCTCAGATAGATTACAGAACTCACGATCCCTTAGTATGATCTCTGAGCATGGGTTAGTACCAAACTCCCAACCTTCTGTTTCTCTGCGTCCATTCTTTGCTGCCATGTTTACAGCCGACTCACGATTAAAGATGCCACGCTCACCAGACTTGGAATCATAGAGAGCTTTCCACTCATCCATGAAGATACCTATGTCAGGCTTCTCTGTGTAGCAAGCAGAGTTATTTGCCAATGCCCTTTGTGGATTAGCTTCCCACCATTGACCAGCCTTGGCATGACGCATACGATCATCAGATAGATTAGAGAGGCTGATGAGTGCAGACCTTCGCACACCACCAACTACAACAATCTCCCCTATCTTGCATACAATATCATGACACTCTATGGAGTTAAGCTTGCGTCCTGCAGCCCCTTGAAATACTTGTACACAGAACTCAAACAAAGACTCCAATGGCTCTGGTCCTGATGCTCTGCCTCCAAATGTTTTAAGTGGCGCACCTGCTGGACGTACCTTACTCATATCCCACTTAGGTATCTGCCCTACATAGAGCATACCAATAAGTTCCTTGAGTGCCTTTGCCCATCCCATCTTGCTATCAGGTACAGGTATAACAGAATCAGAGTAATGAAACTCTTCTGCTACTTCTGGTAGCTTAGAAACAAACTGACGTTCAACACTGAAGCCTACACCAGTGCCGTTCATGAGAATGTATAAGACCTCATCGAAAGCTTGAACACGATCAATGGCAACATAAGAACAGTTGTACCCTGCTATGTTCTCTCGCTTGAGTGCATCACCTGCTGACATCAGGCAACGCATAGAAGGCATTACCTTTAAAGATAATACAGCTTCTTCTAATTCTTTTATTGTATTAGCAGTTAGATTAAAATCATGTAAGTCTTTGACGTGTTCTTTAAAGAAAGTAAAGTATCTCCCGACTGTTTCAGGCCAAGTCTCTCTTCTTTCTTCATCATATAACCAACGAGAATATCTTGATAGGTGAATAAATTCTTGGTAAAGCGTTGGTAAGTAGTTGTTAGGCATAATCCTCTCCTTATTTATAATATAGTTCTAGTATTAGTTGAGCGTAGTGTATAGCTTTTTCGATATCTTTTTTACCTTCTCCTTTTGTTCTATGTCTAGTTACATATTTAATTACATTACCTTCAAAGTAATCTAATTCATTAGCATGTATGTACTCGACGGGTTGTATCTTACAATCTTTGTAATGATCTCCTCCTATTTGTTTATCAAGTATATCTTCTTCTTTTAGTTTATCTAAATATACATTAGATGCTTTATTAACTTCAGCTACTACTCGTTCTCTATCTTCTTTCATCCTTCTCAAGATATAATTATCTCTTGATTCATGTGTAAATTCATGATCGCTTTGTAAGTCTGACATCTAACTATCATTAGCTCCTTTCCATATAAGATTTAATTTACTTCTAGCTTCATCTCCATCATCTGAATTAATAACATAGGCCGCAAACTCTCTAACCATTGAAGGTTTAAGCCCAGCATTATCACAGATAAATTCAAAGTCTTCACATGTTACACCTATTGATGCAAAAAACCAAGCCTTTGCTTGTTTCCTAATAGATGTTATACTTGTTCTTTCTTCTTCAACTTTAGGTTCAGTAGCATCAAGTAATGCTTGATATATAACTGATAAGAATAAAGTATTCTCTGAATTTGTAAAAGCTTTTGATTGTAATTGTAGTATATTATTTAAATCTTGTAGGTTCATTCTCAAACTCTTGTACTGGCCTATAGAACTTACCACCAACATAGTTATTATAGTATGCTGGTTCGTCAGTACCTTCCAAGGTAGAAGACAAAACATTATACTTCATCTGGTAGTATAGCTCGTAGTATTTCAGGCTTCTTTTATTTTTAAACTCTGATATTATTTCAAACTTAAAACTTCTTTTACCTAGTTTCTTAATATCTTCCAATAGCAACTTAGAAGAACCCATGTAGATAACCCAATTGGATTCCCTCTTGGTTGCCTTGGAACTACCCTTCTTTCTCTTCACCGGATGCCAATACTGTTTACAGCCCACATAAGCCTTACCTGTCTTCTTGTTTGTAATAAGATAAACAAACCCAAAATGACTATTAGGGTCAGGCTTCTTGTAGTACTTCCAGTGCATACTTAATTAATTATTTCCTCAACGTCAGGTATCTTCGCAACTTGTACCAAGTATCTATTACCATTTGAATACTTAAAAGTCCTAATACCTTTACCTTGATTAGCATCAGCCCAACATAAAGTTTTATGTCTACAATAAACACAACCAACAGGAAGCTTATAATTACCAGACCTCCCATCAGGTATAGGATCATAACACCGATTAGGTATATTGTTTCTGTCCACAATGTTTTTAAGAAACGTAACCCTTTTGCTCGCATTAACCATCTCCATTGAATGAACAGGTGTTAAGCAAATCTTACCAGTAGATTTATCTATAACAAGAAAAGCTGCTTTATCTATGTCATTAGCTTGTGCATAAGCAGATATCTGTGCTATATAACCAAAGGGATCGTCTTCGGCTATTGTATTAGATTCAAACTTTTTAAAACTAAATCCTGAAGCAGACTTGCAATCAACCAAAACCCCATCAATAATTGCATCCTGATGACCTAGTACTCCTTCTACTGATACTTCTTTCTGTTGTGCTTCTACAGTATGACCAGCAACTTCAGCACAAAGTAAAAGTAATTCTTCTAATATATAACCATAAAGAAATTTAATTCGTGTGCTTGGTGGTAAACTTTCTTCTGTTGCTTCTGTATTAACATCATACCATATCTGCCTATCGGGTTTACCTATTGCAGATAATCTTAGATTACCGCTGTCTCTTGGTTTGCTATACATAAATTCTTTGATATGAACTTTAAGCATATCTCCAAACTTATCTATAAGTTCATCTACTTCTTTCTCATCCCTCTCTATAGGAGTAAGATTAAAAAGATCATAGATATCTTCTACTAATGTTTCAATTTGTTTCATATTAAAATGAGGGTGCTACCCGTCAAGAAATAGCACCCTCATCCTTACCTAGTTACCAAATGGGATATCATCTGATGCAAATTGTTCTGCGGCTTCATTAACATAGCCTCCTTCAACAACATCAAATCCTTTATCCCCGTACTCAACTAACTCAACTACTTGAACTGCTGCAAGGTCAGCCGACTTACCTGACTTACCTGCATAGTTCCACTCAAAGGGAAGTGCCTTTACCGTTACTACACTACCATTCCCAATAAGTTTCTTATCCCAAGGATTATTTTGGGAATCCACTACCGTAGGTGCTTGACGAGGGCCATTCTTACCCTGCACCTTACGTTTGAACGTGACAAACTCACCACGATCATCATCTTTATTACGTATTGTTAGCCCTGCTTCTTCGACTAAAGCTTTACTTTCTTTATCAAGGCAAAGATCAACTTGCCAAGCTGGTTCAAACGTACTATTAGGTTCAATAACTGAGGCCCAATAGCATTTACCAGTTAGATATAGAGGTTGAATAGGCATATTAAAAGTATCCTTTGTGTTTAGTGCCACACCATCGTGGCTGTTGATATTCATCTACTACTTCAACACAACTAGTATATACTATCTAATTGATGTTGTCAACGTCTTTTTTCATAATCTTCTAAATAATTTAATGCCCTCCTTACATAGTTAATATTATCTTCAAAAAAACCTAATGCTGAATTACACTTATTACATATCCAGCCTTTAAAAGCTCCTGTTTTATGGTCGTGATCTAAAACAAATGGAGATGTTTTTCCGTTTGTTTCTGGAATAATTTGTTCAGGTACTTTAAAACAAATTGGACACTTATAATTTTTATCAGGATAGGCATGTGTTTTTTTTAACTCAGCTACTTGGTTCATTTTTTTTCGTTCACATTTTTTACATATATTCATTCTTACATGGTTGTTTTTAAGATCTCTTCTCCCTAAAGTTATAAAACTTTCAAGAGCTTTTTCTTGCTTACATTTAATACAAATCTTAGTACCTTTAGATTTATCAATAGATTTAATAGTATCAAAAAACTCTAATTGTTTTTCTATTAATGTGTCTCGGCCCATGTTTTTCCCACCTTATAATCACAGTCTAATTCACACTTCATCTTCAGTGTCTTTGTTGTCTGTGTCATTGCCTCCTTTGTTAGTTTACAAAATCTTTCTATGTCAGGTATGGCTACCTCAAACTGGTATTCATCATGTATTGAGGCAACCAATCTGACATTTAACTTAGCTTTAATAACTCGCTCCATAATGTGAACAAGCCATTGTTTACATACTATAGCACCAGCACCTTGAAGTAAAGTATTAAGT